ATCTGTTGTAGTATTTTTGTACTTATTCTGAATTTCTGTGGTCTGGGCGAGCTTGGTCATCTCGTCTGCGGCCTTCTGTTCAGTTTCACGGCGTACTTGTGCCACCTCGTCAGGTGTCGAGATGGTGTTCTTCTCGATGAAGGTCTGGTCGGAGATACCGCCTGCTCCATGCAGCGTAGCAAGCATTTGGTTGAACGCTTCCTCTGACTTCGGTTTCCAGACGCTAAACTCATTGCTGATGTTCAGTTCCTTAAACTCCGTGACAGCGTTGCGGTATTCTGCATCTCCGCTATTTACCAACTCCTGCGCAAGACCTTCGATAAACAGACGCATCATCTTGTTGGCTACGTTCTGCCACTCGATAACGCCATCCTGTGCCGTTGCCATATCCAACTCCTGCGTTAGCTCCACGGCAAGACCTGACGCATCGCCGCTAAGGTTGATGTCCTTGGGAAGGATAAACGTCGTGCCGCACGCCTTCTGGATAGAATACTCCATGAAGTCAAGCGTGTCGGTCATGTTGGCTGGATCTGGCGGGTTGAGCATCTTCGCGTCCGCATTGGGGTCGCCCGACGTATCATTCAAGATAACGTTGCCGGCCAAGCGTTTTGCCTTGTCGGTAAACTTTCCCTTGACGTAGAGCATACCCCAACCATGACGCTTCTGGATAACGATAAATGTATTGTAAAGAGCCTCGTAAGATTCTATGGTAGGCTGGCCGTTGTCCCATGCCACGGGGCCACGCTTTGTGATAAGCGGGATTTCTGAGAAGCCGTGTTTCTCGCGGGAAATAACGCTCCAATCGGAAATCTTAGCTCCCGTATTCTCGTCGTACTGCGGTGCTCCGTTGGAATATCTGGTAAGATATTCCTTGTCGTAAGCGTCGATGTACTCGATGTTGTCTACGGCGTAGTACAGACATTCAAGGATGTGCTTCCCTGCATTGTCCTTGTGCGTGATGATAACGTAGCCGTCCGTGAACTTGATGTTCTTGGTACAGAGTTTGCCATCCGACATAAAGAAGAGCAGACCGGCGTCGCCAAACGATTTCTGGTCTTTGACAAACTGTGTCTTTGCGCCCTCCATGTTCTTCTTCAACCACTCCTGCTTGATGCGCACAAACTGCGCCTTCTGCTTTTCTGTGGCCTCCGTGTTTTCGAGGTTCTGAACCATGCGGTTTACGCAAAGGTGGCGCACCTGCTTTTCCAGAATAATCTGTTGGAACGGGATGGCAATGCGGTATTGTTTCAGTTCCAAGAATCCGCCCTTCTTTGCCTTGATGGTAATCGAGGGGACATTCTCGTCAAACAACACCTCGTGCGAATAGACGTTAAGTTCGCTAACGTATTGCTCCTGCGGGATGGTCTGATACTTGAGGGCAGGCAGACCTACACGAACGGATTCCGTGGCGTAGACTTCGCTGTGGTGGAAGTCAGGGAATCCGCCCGTAATAACACCTCGTGTGAACGGCGGCTTTACGAGAAGTTCCTCGGGGTGTGCTAGCAGGTAGCTTATTCTAACTTGTGAAAAATCGCTCATTTATTTCTTATTTTATGAATTAACCATACGATTGCCGCCGCGATACCTATAAAGCAAAAGAGAAGGGCGTAACCTCCGTAGTTTACTTTCGTTTGCTCCCACCGACTAAGTTTCTTTTCTACCGGATAGGGAACAGGTACGCTGTCCGTCTTTAATAGGGTATCTGTAACAATCGTCTTGTCGTAAATGTACTTTGTTGTTCTCTCTCGGATGGTGTCACCCATCTTCTCGATGATGACGCTATCACGACAAATCAGTGTATCGGTGCGCAGCTTGCTGATGTAGATGCTGTCCGTCTTGTAGGTTACAATCGTTTCTACGCTTCTACACGAGCAGATAGCTGTTAGTGTAAGCAGAAAAGCGATTATCCAAAACACAATCTTCATTGCTGGCCCGTGAATAAGTCGCGCAGGAACGCAACGAGTTTCTGATAGAAGGACTTTTTGGTAGGTTCTTGCTCCTCTTCCTCCTCGATGTCTTGGGGAAGATAGGCGAGGTCTTTTACCTTACCGCGTTTGAACTTGTAGTACGAGGTCTGACGCTGTGCGCCGGTTTCCGTAAAACGTACTGTGATGTTCTTGTTGCTCTTGTACGAAATGATAGTCATTTCAAGGCCCTGCTGATTTACAGCCTTCTCGCCTGTTCTGTCGATGATAGCACTCATAATTACTCTATTTTAATGGTTATCTTTTCTTTGTTGAGCGACGCTACTTTGAGCGTTGTACATAGCTTTTTCAAACTATCCATCGAGTTGATTACTTTGCCAACGACCTTGTTCTGGCCAACGAGGATGCAGCCGTAGGTGTCCTCCGGTGTGTTTCCGCCGTGAATCAAGATGCCGTCGAACGAGGGAACGTTCAAAAGCCGGGGCAGGTAGCCGTTGCACCAAGCGTAGGCAGACTTCTTCGAAAACTTAGGCGACTGGACGTTCATCGTTACCTCATACGTTCCGTAGGGGATGGCCGTCTTGCCGTAGACCTTTTGTTCGCCGTTGTCAAATACGCCGTTCTTGTTCAGGTCACGCACCGTATCTTCGAGCGTGTCACACTCGTATTCGCCGTTGATGTACAACTTACCGATGGTATAGGTATCGCGCAAGGCGATACGCTTTAATGTCAATTCCATTTGCTATTCTTCTTTATATTTTGGGTCGTCAATCAGGTGCCAATGTTCCTTGGCAAATTCTTTGGTTTGCAGAAAACACTCTTTGTGGGTGTAGTCGCAAATGTGGTTGAATTTCTTGTTTACAACGATGTATTGCTCGTTGGATTTTTCGGCAGCACCGAACTTTTCCGTGAGCTTTACACGTAGGTCTGCTTCAATCTTCAAGAGCATGGCAAGCGTCTTGGCGTCAGCCGCAGGCACCATCTTTTTCAGCTCCATCACTTCGCTTAACTGCGTTTCCAAACCCTTGCGGTTATCGTCGAACGAGATAGAGCCTTCATTGTTCGTTTTCGCTCTGTTGGTGATGGCGTTGATGATGTCCTCATTGACTTTCTTTTTGTCTGCGTTAGCCTCTTCCTTGAAGGAAGAAATAAGGTACTTTATCTGGTCTTGGCCGGCGTATGCAATAACCTGCTTCTCGTCATCCGGCGTGCCGAAGAGTGCGCTGTATGCCACTAGCTCATCGTCGAAGCGAGCCATCGTATGGGCAAACACAATATCACGAATGCTCACCTCAAAGCCTCGTAGCTTTGCGGCGTCCGCCACCTCTTGCATGGCTGTCTTTTTAACTCCAATTTCCTTCATCGTAAATATCAAATTCGTTTTCTTCGTCCTCTTCGTCGTTCTCCTGCTTGGATGTTACCAACTCCGAACCATACTCGCACATCAGGTCAGGGAAGAATCGCATGGCACACGGGTCACAAATATCCATTGAACGGCTCATACCTAAGTTGCGGTTCATTTCCTTCTTCGAGTACAGGCGTTTCTTTCCGCTGGGCAGGTCGTTATACTGAACGACCTTGCACTCCTCAACAAACTCTTCGAGAAACGAGATTGGATTCTTGATGTTCTGGTGGACGTAGTTGCGGGAAGCCACCTCTGGGTCGATGGAGAACTTTCCGCTGTTTACGCTGTACACCAATCGCATATAGCACTCGTCCTTGACGCTCATAAACTCTCTGCGGTACAGACCGCGAGGTGCCCAGCAGGAATCGAATGCTACGGCGTTTGGCATACGCTCCAACATATACGGAGAACGCCGGCTATCGTAGATGATGTGCGAATCAGGTACGCTGTATTTGTTTGCAACGCTCTTTATCCAGCGAACGTTCTTTTCGGGCAGTGCCTCTGTGATTAGCTTGACGTCAATGATGTGGTAGCCATCCCAAACGAGAATGACGGTGTTATCCGTTCCCACATCCGCAAGGTCGATTGTCATGTAACGTATGCCGTTGGTCTGCTGGTCATTGCTTACGATGCTGCGGGCCGAAGAGGGAGAAATGACTGTTTCGGCATCCTCGTCAAGGTCTACGTTCCAATTGCCCATCAGGAGGGCGTCACCTTCCGTACCGCTCACATTACCCACATAGTCCTTGTTGTTATCAAGCAACGCCTTGTTTTCTGCGATGTTGCCAAGGATGAATGTGAACGACTTGATTAGGTTTTCGTAGGTTAGTGTTGGGTCGTTAAGCATACGGAGCTTTCGGTCAATGGAATCCTTGCAGGCTAAGTACACTTCCTCCTTACTATCTCCCCAAACGTAATCATCTACGCTGCGTCCGTCGAGATAGAAGTATCGGACGACGCCACTGCGTTCCTTCGGGACAAAACCTTCATCATTGATATACCAATCAATCATTTTACGCACCCAATGTCGTTTCGACGGGTTGGTCGTAGCTCTTACCTTACCCGTCCAAGAACACGTACCACGGGCACGGGAGGTCAGGTAGTTCCACGTATAGAAAGAGAATCCCGTAAGCTCCTCAAAGAACAAACAGTCGGCCTGCAAACCCTTGAAGGTTTCTCGTACCTTATCAGGGTTCTCGTCGGCTATTTGGCGGCACTCAATCCACGCTCCCGATTGAAACGTGATGCGAGGATTTTCTGAACGAGTAATGCTTACGGCGTTGCCGTATAGCTTCTGAAACTCATCGACGACACCACCTGCGGCCTTCAACTCTCCGAGGGTTCTACGGAAGAATACGGCACGATAATTGGGGTCTAATCCTGGTTCTGCGTTGGCTAGCATGGCACCTGCAGTGTTGTGGGTCGTGATGAAATTCTCCCCTATATATAAATGGTCATTCCCAGACACACGAATACATTGGGTCTTTTTCATCCCAACGTATGTAACGGACTTCAATCGGACGTGATCTTCTGTCCTGTGGTACTGATATTCGTATTTCTGCTCATTAGCCTCGTAACGCTCTGTATGCTTCTTACTCGTAAATATTCTGTCAAATGTGCAGATGCTAATGTCGTATGCCACATTTCCGTTCGTATATTTTTGGCGTCTATCCTCTTTTACGCGAACGATATAGCCTAGGCTTCTGCATAGGTGGCAGAAATCGTCTTTCAGGCGTTTACTCGTAGTGCTGTACGAAAACCTATTCTTTTCCTCGATACATCCGTCCGTATCAAACAGGCCAGCGAGAAGCTGTCTGCGCTGTTCAATGCTTCCGAACAAATACTCTTCAGGAATATACTTATTATACGAGTATGTATTTAATCCTTTTTCTCGAAGATAGGCTTTATATTCTGCGTAATGCGGGGTGAACAGAGACTTTGTGTAGCCTGTCTTTTGCTCTGAAACTTTGGTAGATTCTGTAAGACGGGCCATTTTCTCTACTATGTCTTGTTCCGATGTAGAAAAATCAATGTGCCTTCCGACCCGTATGCAAGATTCAGTGATGCACCCATCTCCCAACAGAACGCCTATAACATACGGCGGAATCACATACTCCTTCTCTGAAAACTCTTGTGCATTGGGTATCTGCATGAACAGTTTCTTTCCAGAGTCGAGCTCTTTGATTACACGTGATGTGTTCCACACCATAAAGTTTTTGTGTTCTTGGTGTGCTCTGTATTTGTGTACTTGTTTCGTGGTTCTTAACTCCCACAGATGGTCTAAATCGCAATCTATCTCTCTTCCGTCCGAGAATACAACGTGATATACCTTCTGTAATCCACGAGGGTATATACCTTCAATTTTTTGTATTCCTTCGAACGGAGTACAGACCTCCATTCCGACTTTTAAGTCTATATTTTTTATCCAGCCTTTAGGTGTTAAAATGCTGATATTCAGTGGTAAACCCTTGCCCCCAGCGAGACAGCCGCCAAAAATGCACACATCAACATTGGAGCGAACAAACAAATCTTGTCCGCCCTCGTGAGGTGATATAATCTTTACGTTATCCATTTCGGCGCAAAGTAATTTGAAAATAGCTACGCTAAGTGTTTTGACTAAAAATGTTTTAAGCCACGGGGGTGCTAATATTTTTCTCGCCCAAAAAGGTTAAATCCAAAAGGATTTTACTTTTGCAAAAACTTAAAATTTATGAAATTTACGAAAGAGCAAGCTATTGAAAGCCTCAATAGCGAATTGACCAACAAAGGCAAGAAAACCTTGCGTATGTCAAAGAGGACGCTTGAAACGGTTGTAGATGCCCTACTCCCTAAGTTTGCAGACGACGACACAGGTCTACCCGATTTCATTACTGCCGCATTGGAGATTTTGAATCCCATGAACGACAACATCGGTAAAGACCGTTCAGACTTCATCAAGCAATGGGAAAAAGACCATCAGCAAACACCTCCGACTGACCCCATTCCTCCGACTGACCCTGCGCCGCCCACTCCTCCCACACCGCCGGCCAATCCTAATGACCCGATGTTCCAGATGTTGCAGGCAATGCAGAAGCAGCTGAAAGAAATGCAAGATGAGCGTGCTGCCGAACAAGCAACAAAGAAGCTCAACGACAAGAAGGCTGAACTTCTTGACGCTTGTAAAAAGAAGGGTATTACGGATGACGCTTGGCTCGCTTCGCTCATGTCCGAGGTAACGATTGCCGAGGATGTAGACGTTGAGAAGAAAGCTGAATCATGGTTGGGATTATACAACAAATCTCTTTCGTCAGTTCAGGGTGCGGAGCCTCCTGCAAACCCCACGAATCCGAGGAACAAGATTGGCGATAATGATTCCTTGGCGCGGGCGAAAGCGTTGGCAAAGGCACAATACGATAATCAACAATAAAACGAATAAAATCCGAATATGGCTACAACTGTATTGAAGGAACAGGCCGGATGGTTTGGCGGTAGAACGCTGGTACAACAGTCCGGTAGCAAAGGCGGTGCTAAGCACGTCTTTGTTCGCTTTGACGAAAATTATTCTGACCTCCGTCCTTTCCCGTTTGGTGGTCAAGTAAAGAACCCTCCGAAGGGTGCGTTCCGTCTGTTTGCCGGCGACCTTTGCGAGTATCGCTGCGACGAGAACGTTGAGCATCCTGAAATCTACATCTTAAAGACTTACCTTGTGAAGGCTTACGATGCAGATTCTAAGGTTATCTCCATCGTTCGTGACGGATACAAGCATCGTCCGTTCGTTGGTGACACACTGACTGTCTGCCCCGCTAAGCTCACCGACAAGGGTGAGAAGGCTACGGTCATCGCAATTGCCGTGACCGACAAGACGTGGGAACTGACCATCTCTGAAACTCTGGCCACCGCACCCAAGGAAGGTGACGTGATGGTTGAGAGTGATGCCGAAGGCTACTCTGTTGTAAAGAACGTGAACGCCGTAGCTTCCTACGACTACACCTTTGCTTACAGCCAGAGCGCAGACCTCACGGCTGACGAGATTGACACGGAGAAGGCACAGTATTTCATCACTCCCTCAACGGGTGGTACGATGTACACTGCGAAGATGTCACCCCTGCCGCAGGCCGTTCTTGACCTGAACATCGCAAACGTGACCGGCTTCTTCCGTGTAGACGCAACAATCAAGCCTGCCGTTTTGCAGGTAAATGGTTAAACCCTCAAAAGAAAACGTAGAATATGAAGTTTGATTTTAATTCCACCAAATATGTGCAGATGTTCGAGAAGTCTGTAGAGGGACGTAGCATCATCAGCTACATCCTCAACGACCCCGACCTCATCCGCGCAAACTATCAGTTCTGGAAGTCGGTGTTCCCTGCCGACCCTTCACTTCTGGTTACGTCGAACGCCGGCCATGCTGCCGTTGTCGTAGAATCTCGCGAGCCTGAACACGCAACTATGGCCGATTGGCGTGCGCCGTTGGGTCTTGGCCGTCAGCTCGAAGAGGGACAGTCCGTGCAGTACAACGCAGGCATCATCGACCTTATCGCTCCGTCTTGGCAAGAGCAGGCAATGGAGCGTGAGGCTAAGCTGCGCACATTTGAAGACCTCGGCGACGACGCGCCCCTGCTTTTGGGTTACGCTACGCAGGTGCTCCAGCCTCGTGTTGATTCAATCAACATGGCCCTCTCCAATATGTCCGCACAGGCATTGTCTACGGGCCGCGTATCTTACCGCAATGGCCGCGGTATTATGTCTGACATCTACACATCTCCTATTCCCGTCGAGAACAAGGTAACAGCCGGCAAGCTCGCATGGGACGACAAGGACTGCGACATCCTCGAGCAGATGGTAGAAATCGAGACCCACTTCAAGGAAGATGTTTGGGGCCGTGAGGATATGTCCCTCGAATGGAACATTGACTACAGCACCTACAAGAACATCTTCATGAAGAACGCTAA